CACAACCGAGCAACTCGAAAAAATGCAACATCTTGCATTGACCAAGGCCATCTTCACTCAGGTTGGCGTCGCCGCCACACCTGATTTGCTTGGGGCCCTCATTCAGGCTGAACCAGCTGTCATGCGCCAGCTCGGTCTGCGTGTGAAGGAAATTTCCAAAGGGCAAACCATGACAATTGGCCATTTGTACGATGCTCTATCGCAGGAAAATTCGCAGTTCATTCAGCGATTCAATCACACTTTCATGGACCTATTGCCTGACTATGCGTCGGCTCACCGGCTCGTGCGCATTCACTATCCAGCCGCCACTTACCTTGTTAACGATGCGCGGTACACTCAACGCCTTCAAAACGCCGCCAGGCAATCGCGCCGCGCATTTGATTTGGAATTGGCGAGCATCACTCGTGACGCGGGTCCCTCTGTGGCCAACGAAGACGTCGCGATGGTTGCGGCGTCGATTGCGGCCATTCTCATTGGCTTGGTGCTCAACGCTCTTTGGATTTATGGCCTCGTTCGGTTCGTCCGTTGGGCTTGGGGTCCAACCCAGTCTGCCATTGAAGGCCAAGCGCAGTCGTTCACTGACAAAGATCCTAAGAAAAAGCGCAAGCTCCCCCCGCCACCCGAAATTAAAGACCTCCGGGATGCCGTTCGTAGTCGGGAAGCCCATGGTGCTGGTCAGACCTTTACTCCGGCCACCGTGCCTGAAGACATCGACAATGTTCTTGCTGCCATACGTCCGAACGTTGCAATCATCTCATGGGGCACTTCCTTTGCCACCATCACGTTCTTTTGTGACCACCGAGCCGCAGTGAATACACACACCGCCAATGCTTTGCTTCAGTTACCTGCTGACACTATGATCTATATTAAAGGCCACAGGCCTTGTCAGTTTGAGGTCCGGCATCTTGAGTTCATTGCCGCCATTGGCACGCCGCTCCGCGATAAGTCCATACCGCTCAAACCTTCGCTCGTCCCATTGCTTGAGGAGTTTGAAAAATCTGAAGAATGGGCTCTGGTTGCGATTCCTACCAACCTCCCGTCCTACCGTGACATCACTCACCATGTGATGCGTTCTCGGGATTGGGCCCTAATCTTCCAGTCGCAGGTCTACGTTGACGCCGGGCCGCCGCGTACCTATCCTCCACCAG